TGGACGCCACAACATGATTCAAGAGTACGGGGACTAGAAATACAATTATGGTTAGATAAGCATCCCGATGTAACACAATACGCAATTATAGATGACGACGCCGACATGCTTGAAGGCCAACCGTTGTTTCAGACATCATTTGATGATGGTTTAACGGAAGAGATAGCGCAAAAAGTTATTGATTTTTTAAACAAGTAAATATGGAATCAGTTTCAATAAAAGAGTTTCAACGAAATATTTATCTCTACCTGAAGCAAATGCCGCTTGAGGTGACGCGGAACGGAGAGGTATTCTTTTATGTGGTCCCTCCAAAGAAAAAGGATTTAAAACAACAAACGCTTCTTGAAAATAGTTGACAAGTTTAGTATGGAGTGGTAGAGTTTGAATAAGATAGATAGGTATCTTATGCCCAACTTTTTTACCAAATTATTCTCCAGGCCGCCAGAACCATCCGTTCCTCAAACTCCTCACGTGCATTCGTTTGAACTCATTGCAAAAACCATTGCAGAGCCAGTGGGAAAAAATCCAGAATTTACAGAAGAAACTATTTTAGGATGTACCACCTACCTTTGGGAGTGTGCGGAATGCGGAGAACTTCGGAGAGCACAACTTCTTGGGTCAGAAGAGTCAGCACTTGCGTCTATTCTTCGAAAAGTTGATGAACAAGGACCCGTGAGTATTACTCGCGACGGGAAGAGATATCTAGTTGGTATAGTAAACGAAGAACCACGACAGCCAGGAGTGCTTCCCGTACGATAACATGAACAGTTTTTACGATCTGTTGTTACAGAAAGAGCAGAATATTAAAGACGCTACAAAGCGCGTCGTTGGTTGGGAAAAAAAGAAAGAAAAACCAGACTATAGAAAATTAAGGAGCATGAATGGAGCAAAAAAAAGAAATTCGAAAGATAAATGAGCTTACACTTTGGGACAAGAATCCAAAGTCTCTTACGAAGGTTGACTTCGATCGATTAAAGCGCCAAATCAAGGCGCTTGGTGTTTATAAACCACTCATAATAACGAAGGACGGAGTTGTTTTAGGTGGGAATTCTCGCCTACGTGCGTATATCGATCTAGGATTTAAAGAGGTATGGGTATCGGTTGTCGACGCGGATACTGAAAAGAAGAAGTTAGAGTATGCGCTTTCGGATAACGACATGGTATCCTTGTATGAAGAAGAAGATCTTGCGGAACTTCTTATGCATAGTGATGGAGATTTTGAGCTGGAAGACTATAAAATTAATTTTGGATCGATATCACTTGATAAACTATTAACTAAGTTTGGAATGGGCGACGAATTTTCTTCTGAGGAAACAAAAAAAGAGAAACCAAAGAAAATGATTACGTGCCCAAAGTGCAAATATGAATTCAAGCAACCCTGACATTCCAGAAGGAATTAGTGTCGTAACACTCATTCCCAAAGGTGGAAGACGAAAAAAAGGCGAGCAAATAGATTGGCTTGCTATTAAAGAGGATTATCTTCTTAATCCCTCAACAACCCTTGTTACTATTGCCCAAAAATACGGGATAGCCGAAAGCACGATAAATCAAAAATCCAAGAGAGACGGATGGGCAAAAGAACGACAGATTGTGTATAAAAGAGCGGATGAGAAAGCTTTGGTAAAAATTGAGGATCGATTGGCGGAGCTTAAAGTTCGCCATGCCCTCATTGGAAAATTTCTTCAAAAGGCAGGTATCGAAGCCATCAAGAAAAAAAAAGTAACTATCCGAAGTGCAAAAACCGCGCTGGAGTATGCAGTAGCAGGCGTCTCTATTGAACGGCAGGCAGAGGGACTCGATAGACAGGCTCCACAGATTGTTAACATTTTAGCGCAACAACAAGGGGTTATCGATAAATACAGTAGATGAAATTAACTATTCAAGGCGAACTTACAGATTTAAATACGTACGTTAATAAGGAGCGTGCGAATCGTTTTGCCGCTGCAGCAATAAAAGAGAAGGAAACGAACCGTGTATATTGGGAATGCAAATCTCAAAAGCTTGGGAAAGTAATTCCTCCAGTTGTTTTAGAATTTAAATGGTTTACTAAAGATTTAAGAAAGGATGCCGACAATATTGCTTTTGGGAAAAAATTTATTTTGGATGGATTGGTAAAAGCAGGAGTTCTCCTTGATGATAAGAGAGATATGGTTACTGGCTTTATTGATTCATTTTTTGTAGATAAAGAAAACCCTCGGGTGGAGGTGTATATGTATGAAAAAAAAGTATTGGAAAAAAAGGAAGAAAGACAAATTCCTGGCAGCACTCGGAGAGGAAGTTAACTTCCATCGGAAGACGGCACTCCGTCCATATACAATATCAACGGAAGAAAAACCAATTTTTAATAAACTCGATAAAATAGATAGAAAATTTATTAAAGACACGTTACGGGATTTACGGACAGGGAAATTGAAGCCAGAGGTAACACCAAAAAAACATATTGAAAGGGCAAAACTTAGTATGCCAGAACCAACCATTGAAAGTATGATAGAACCGGCTGTTCAAGCGACAGACGCTCCGGCGAAGCCTATGCCTGTCGCAGAGATAACGCCCAATATCGACCGCCACGCTTTTATCGAAGGAGAGTTCACAATTGTAGACAAAAACAATGAGGAGGTTCCATTCCGATTAAATCAAGTCCAAGACAAGTATTACAATACTCTTGTTTCGGACTATGGAAAAGGGTTGGATGGAGCACGAGAGATCATCTTGAAAGCTCGACAAGAGGGTTTCTCAAGCTTGATCCTTGCGTTGTTTGCCGTTGACTTCATCACGGTCCCTAACAGTGTCAGTATCTGTATTTCCCATAACCGAGGAGATACAGAAAAACTCTTTCGAAAAGTACACCATTATATTGAGGCGTATTGCAAGGGGAATGGATTTAATCCAGAGCAATATCTTCGCGTCGACACGAAATCTGAACTTGAAAATGCAACAAACAATGCGTACTTTTATATCCGAACAGCGGGTTCTAAAATAGGAGGTCGTGGTGGAACGGCAACAAATATTCACTTTTCTGAAGCAGCCTTCTTTGAGTCAACTGAAAAAATAACCGCAACTGAGATTATTGAGGCAACAGTTCAACAGGTTCCACAAAATAAAGGGATGATTTTTTTGGAAAGTACGGGCGGAAATCATGGAACCTACTTTCAAATGGCGTGGGAGAAGGCAAAACGTCAGGAACTTCTCTACAAACCCCGTTTTTTTAGTTGGGAAGAATTCTATAATGATGAATTTATCAACAAAAAGAGATTAGAATATCAGACAGAAGAGAAATTTATGACTGACTACCCTCGGACAGACGACGAAGCGTTTATTTTTTCTGGATCTCCATACTTTGATCGGAAGATATTGGCGTGGATGAAGGAAAATACAATGCGGACACCAATGCGTATGGGTCGTTTGGCAACAGACGGAGAATTTATCTAATATGTCAAAACTACCAGACAAACTAGAACCATTTAGAGTCTATAGGGAGCCTGAACGAGGTGAGCAATTCTGTATCTTCGGGGATCCCGCAGAGGCTCGGGACTATTGTGCGGCTGTTGCGGTGAGTAAACGGAGTGCAGACTTCCCATTAGTGTACAATGATCTCACGGAAAGTTCTCAATTTGGATACGATCTTGAGAAAATGGCGAAGTATATTCAACACCGGACGGGCTTTTGGCCCACAATTGCGGTAGAACGAAATTCTGGACAGGCTACTATCCACGTTCTTACTTTACTAAATTATCCAAATCTCTATCGAATGCGTGTTTTTGACGCTTTAGCCTACAAAGAAAGTGAGAAAATAGGGTGGTTAACGACTGAAGCGACCAAACGGAAGATGCTAGATGACCTCTCTTTGGCTATCCGTCAAGGGATATCTAAAATTTATGATCGGGATGTATTGGATCAGATGCTTTCCTTCGTAAAAAAGGGTCATAAGATTGAGGCTGAAGCGGGAAAAAAGGATGATTTGGTTATCGCAACGGCAGGCGCATGGCAACTATATCAGACCGTACCACTCCAATACACCGATGAAGGCGATCAGGACTGGAAACTCGATAAAGACAAGTGGCGCTTCAGATAACTTATGAAAAAGAAAAAAGAAATACGGATGAGGGGATATGCGGATGTTGGAAGTCACGGTGGCATATTTATGTTCGAACTTGGACCAGTAGGCGACAAGTACCCAACACTATTACACATTTATAGGAGAAGAGTGACGCCAGATTTAAAACCAGTTACCATAGTTTATAAAATATGATACTAAAAACATATAGAATAGATCAACCTAACTACGATATTACAGAAAAATATTATCTTTTGCGTGCTCTTTTTTGGGGTGTTTTGGCGAAAGATCCGTACTGGCATTTCTTTTTGGATCAAAACGGAGGAACCCTCAGATTTTCTCCAAATGTTGAGGAAAAGGTGAGGAATTATTTAACTAAACATTTATCAGGCCGGGGAATGAAGTGGAAACGGAGTACGGACTATGACCCCACAAAACATGAATACTTCGGTGTGTCATTTTTAGGAAATGACATGATTCCTTTGTTCCATGACATGTCCGTTTTGAGCGTGAAATATCCTGGGTACATTCTTCGTCAGCCAATTTTAGAACGACTAAATCATGGACTCATCAATATGTCCGGTGTTCACGACTTTCGTATCGAAGCAGAAATATATTTAGAACTTGCGATGGGAAGAGCACGGTTCGTAAACTATAATTTTAGACTTCCTAAGTGGGTATATAAATTTTTTATACGGCATTGGCCGTGGAAGAAATATGAAAACCTTAACGTATCAAGAAGAAAAAACAAATAACGAACGCATATTCAATGAAATGGTGCAGAAGATGCGGCCAGAAATTTTCGTGTTGATGGACATGATTGATCAGACTGGTGTAAACCCATTTATTCTTTATAAAGTCATTCGACAATTAAACAATATTGCCATCGGTTCTCGATGGGGTGAAGTAACCATTTTAGTCAATGATGGCGCGGTTGTTCGTGTAGCGGGAATGGACACAGAAAAGGTCAATGAGCCTGTGCTTATGCAGAAGCGCGCTTGACAAACTTTACCATCCTGTTCTATAGTTGTGCTTGAAACATAGTCTCGAAATTGATATCCAATACGGGACCACAATATTTTCCTTTCAAACGGGAGAATTTGTGGTCTTTTTTTTATGGCATCCAAATTTACAAAACCTACAGCAAAAGCGACTGAAGACGATACGTTTTCTCAACTCAAACGTCATTATCAGTTAGCAACCCAAGAAACAGACAAACGGAGAACCGGCGTGGGAAGAGTTGGTGCTATATCGTTTGATGAGTCAGATGAGTTATTCCGTTCTTGGTTGAATGAAAAAAAATGGCCATATGATGCCCTTCTTTTTGATCCCCGTGTTTTTACATTTATCTTAGAAAAAAATGCCCGACTATTCTCCAATAAGATTCAAGGTCGTCTTATTCCACGCGAGGGCGGAGATGTCCTTTCTGCACAAGTGAATAGTGAACTTCTTGATTTTCAATGGGATCAAGCAAGTCACGATAGCACCATGCTCGAGAAGTGGTCGCTTATGGATTTGAATACAAGGAAGTACGGTTCTTCTTTTGCATTATGTAAATGGAGATACGAAGTAGACTCAAAAAAGAAAGTTGTTTTTGACGGTCCAGAAATGAAAGTGTTGAATAACAGGGACTGTCTTCCTGATCCAACCGCAACCAGCATTGAATCCTGCAATTGGTTTCAGGTGCGGGAATACGTGACGCTTCAGGACTTAGAGCAAGTGAATGATCAGTCCCGCGATAAACCAGTATATAAAAATCTTGATCAACTTCGGGATTCTGTAGGTGGAGATAGCACACACGGAGGAGATACCCGTGACACAAACTGGATTTCCCGTAATAGAACGATATCTGGCCTCACGAGTGATCCATATGGACAAGATGACGTATTTAAGACGGTAGAGCTTGTAACGGAATATCGAAAAGATAAATGGTACACCTTCTCTCCAAAACATGGAGTAATTCTTCGGGAAATTGATAATCCTTATGGAAACTATGAAATTCCAATCGTCATGCTTCGATATTTTGTAATCGACGACGATCTTTATGGATTGTCTGAGATTGAACCGGTGAAATCGCTTCAAAAGGCTATTAATGCACTTGTGAGTCAATATGTGGATGAAATTAACCAGAAACTCTACTCTCCAATTGCTATTGGTCCGGGTGTTCGTCAACACACGCTTGAATGGGGTAAGGGCGCGCGATG